GCATGGCAATAACTAGATTAAACAACAACTCATTAACATCAATTACTGCTTTGCCTAGTGCTGTAGCTGTAGAAAATACACCATTTTTACAAGTTGGTAGAAGTACACCTCAAAACATTAATGATAACACTTGGACTACTATTGTCTTTGATACCGAAATTTATGATGCTAATAATATTTACGATACTAGCACAGGAGTATGTACACCAACTGCTGGTACATACTTAATGAACTTTATTGCAACTGTTGGAAACTCTAGTGCTTCATCTGATTCAATTCACAACTGTGGACTTAAATTTAGTATTGGTGGAACAGAAACTTGTGAAGTAGTGAATAACCCTCTTAACAAGGGAAGATATTGGGTTATGACTATAAGTTATATACATACATTTAATGGTAGTACATATGTAATACCACAGGCTTACGCAGATGTTTCGAGTGGTCAAGCTGCTATTAATGGCAATACTTCACCTAAATTTGGTGCAAGTTTTACAATGAACAAACTAATAACTTAACAAAGAAAGGAAAAACAAATGGCACAACTATCAACTAAAATATCTTTGTATTGTCAGGCAAACTCTAAGACAGTTGACTTTACAACAGATGTACTTCTTCAAGACGATTCAGATGGTAAGGGAGCATATATTAAAACTTGGAATGTTTCAGGTTTAGCTCAACCAACTGATGACCAGATTGCTTCATACGAAACTGCTGGTAATACTGAAGAAGCTAACAATGTTGTCAGAGCTACAAGAAGAACAGCTTATGGTGATATTGGTGATCAGCTTGATGAGATCTATAAAGACATAGATGCTTGGTCAGCTAGAATTGCACAAGTTAAAGCAGATAATCCAAAGGAGTAGACCATGTGTGAATACTGTAATGGCGAATGTGTTTGTAGGTAATGCCTAGTCTTTCAGATAAAACTGAAATAGGCTTACCTCTTAAGAACTTACTAGGATTATTAGGTGTTACTGCAACTGCAGTATGGGCATATTTTGGTGTCATTGAAAGACTTAATAATATAGAAACTAGAGCTACTTTATTTGAAGCTGATCTTGTAAAGAATGCAGATCAAACTCCTATAGATCAGGAACAGTTTATGCTTCTAGAATTTGTATCAGAACAAGTAGAAGGTATGTCTGAAGATCTAGAAAACATGGCACATAATAAGGTTAATATTATGAGATTACAAACTGATGTAGAGAAAGCCCTGGAAGATATAGAAGAACTAAAAGATAAAGTAAGAGCAAACGGATATGATAACTAAGATAATTATAGCATTACTACTGTTCTCTGGTGATACCATGATTGAACATACTGTTACTGATGGTGTTAAAGATTGTCTTGAAAAGAAACGAATGATTGAAAGAGGTATATCAGATACAGCTAAAGTATCTTGTGTTAAAGTAGAAGCACAGATAGAAGTTATAGAAGGTGTTGAATTTATAAGATCATTGAGTAAAATAAACTAATGACTGAAACAGAAAAAGAAATAAACAAACTGCGTAAAGAAGCTAAGTCTAATAAAAGACAAAGCAATAAGTTACAAAAGATTATTGATGAACAAGAAGTATTTATTACATACTTATCTAAAAAGATTCTAAGACTAACTGAGGAAGAAGAAATGAATATGCATCTAACAACTGAACTAAACAAGTTTAAAAATCTCAATCTATCTGAGAAAATAGAAACTATGGATTCTGTCAATGCCAAGCCAGTCGGAGAAAATAAATAAACTAGATAAAGATATCCTACTAATTAAAAAGGATATCGATATCATTAAGTCTAACCATCTTAAACATATAGAAACTGATATCTCTATGATTAAGAAAGTTATGTGGACTGTAGGCTTTTTAGTATTCTCTAACTTACTAGCCATCATAATGACACAAATAAAGTGAAGATTTATTTAATCATTTTATTCTGTGTACAATCACTAAGCTCCCCATTAGAAGAAAGTTGTGTTGCAGAACCTCTATATGAACCCTTTAATAATATACCAGATTGCCTTGCATATGTGGATAACTTTAGATACAGTTTAAGAAATAACGAGGATTTGTATGTAACAGGATTCTGTACACAAAAAGATTATGATGCCGTTTGAAGAACTAAAAGAAAGAATTAAAGAACATGAAGGCTATAGACTAGATGTTTATAAGTGTAGTGAAGGATTCGATACTGGTGGGTATGGTCATAAAATAATTGAAGGTGAAGATATACCTACTACAAGAGAGGGATGGGATACATTATTTGAACAAGATTTCCAAACTGCTTGTGAAGGTGCTGACAATATAGTCGGTGATTATGATATAGATACTACTGCAAAAGAAGTAGTCATAGAAATGGTTTATCAAATGGGTGAAGGTGGTGTATCTAAATTTAAAGGTATGCTATCTGCTCTTAAAGAAGCTAGGTATACTGATGCCTCAGATGAAATGATTGATTCTCTTTGGTATCGTCAAACACCAAACAGAGCATCAGATCTAGCATTAACAATGAGGGAAATAGATGTTGCTTAATATGTTAGGACCTATTGCTGGTGCTGTATTCAAGACTATAGACAAAGTAGTAGACAATAAAGGTGAAGCTGAGAAGCTCAAAGCTAAAGTCCAGGAGAAGATTATATCTGGTGAACTAGCAGAACTAGAAGGTGCTGCTAAAATTATACAAACAGAAGCACAAGGTGGATTTCTACAGAGGAACTGGCGACCAATTATGATGTTAGTCTTTGCTGGTTTGATGGTAGCTCATTGGTTCGGTTTTACTGCACCTAATATTCCAGAATCTGTACAAAATTCTTTACTCAATATTATCTTAGTTGGCATAGGAGGATACACTATTGGTAGATCAGGTGAAAAAATCGCAGACAGATTTAAAAAAGACAAATAGATCATACAAGAAGAAACTAACTACCCCACCCACAGTCCTTAAAACGGGAAAAATGGATAAGATTTTGGTCATTTCTGACCTTCACATCCCATATCACCATCCTGACAGCTTTCGCTTCTTAAATAAACTAAAAGATAGATACGACTGGGATAAGGTTATTAATATCGGTGATGAAATGGATTGGCATAGCATTAATGTAAGCCATGTTATTAATCCAGATCTACCTTCGGCAGCTGATGAACTCGAAGTAGGTAAGTTTTGGATTAAGAAGTTAGAGAAGATGTATCCTGATATGATCTTACTAGAATCTAATCATGGATCTATGGTACTACGCAGAGCTATGGCTAAAGGAATGTCTAAGTTCTTCTTAAAAGATTATAATGAAATACTAGATGTATCATCTCGGTGGCAGTGGAAAGAGTTTCATTGGGAAACTAATACACTCGGTAGGATATACTTTGCACATCAAGTATCTAAGAATATTGTTAAGTCAGTACAACTGATGTCTGCTTCAGTATGCCAAGGGCATTATCATACGCAGTCAAATATAGAGTATGTTGGTAATGACTTTCATTTAAACTGGGGTATGTCAGTAGGTTGTCTTGTAAACAAACAATCATTAGCTATGGCATACATGAAGATCAATGTAGCCAAACCAATACTATCTTGTGGTTGTATCATTAATGGTGTACCATACTTAATACCAATGTTATTAAGGAAGGATGGTTCTTGGGATGGGCAGATATACATCTAAAGATAAAAAATATTTTAATAAAATAATTGAACATGGATGTTGTGTACCTGGATGTACATCAAACACTCCTATGAATGTTCATCACTTACGAGGATCACAAGTACAATTTAAAAGATCTAATCATCTTGTAGTACCATTATGTTTTGAACATCATTCAGAACTAACATGGGGTAAATATAAACCAGAGTTTAAGTTCTGGGATTACTATGACTTTGATGCTTTAGAATATGCTAGTGAATTGTATGACCAGTACTCTCAACAACATTAATACTCTTTACTTTTTTCATTATAGATTTACCAATGTTCTTAGATTCTTTTTCTCCTGTTAGATACATAGCAGTAACAGCATATGCACAGAAGATTGTTTCATCATCATATCCGAACTGAGTTAGATACTTAGTATAATCAGTTAAGGTTTCTATTAGCTCATCAAGTTGAGATTTTAATACCATGTAGTATATATATGGCTTTGTTTATAACATGTCAATTCATGTACCTGGAATAATTTAATGGCTTTTCCAGGATGACCTTATTGCTTCGCCCTTAAACACCAACCATATAACACTACATATTCCCCAACAACCTAGCTAGGTGAAGGTTCTACCTTACATAACGCAGGGGAAACTTTTAAGGCGGTGGATTCGTTTTTATAAATATATCCACGCATTAAGTTAATTAAACTAGTATTACGATTCAACACCCAAACTTATCTATCTCTACTGATCTCACTAAAAGCATTTGTTTCTTTATGTATGAAATATAACATATGCCATACTGCTATATCATATGGTTTACGAACAGTTTTGCAGAAAGTAAGCTCATTATCTTTTTTGTATTTATTAATAACAAATGATTCATGGTCTAAATCTTCTTTCTCTATACCATTAAAAGCAATACATTTATCACGATCTATATATTCAGTTTCTATTACTGTGTTTTCTAGAATATCTAAAATATAGTCGAACTCTTCTAAAACTTTTAACCATTCTTTATCAGTAAAATCATTTGTATGTGTCCAATAATTTGTATACCCCATTATTTAAAATGGGATATCTGGAATGTCATCATCAGGTAGTGCATCTTTATTAACAGATTCAATAGACTTATCTTGCTTACCACCTAACATCTTCATGACACCAGAGTATCTTGGTATTAGTATTGATGTATTATATCTTTTGTTACCATTACTATCTGTATACTGTGATACATCTATCTGACCTTCAAGGTATATTAATGTACCTTTAGTTACATAGCTCTTGATAGTCTTAGAAAGATTAGGATCAAATGTAACTACTTTATGCCAAGTAGTTTTGTCTTTCATTTGTTGTGTATCTTTATCTCTAACTTTCTCAGTAGTAGCGATAGACATAATAGCCATCTCGCCTGACTTGATAGTCTTGATCTCTGGATCTGTACCAGTTCTACCTACAAGTATTACTTTATTTATCATTAGTTAGTACCTCCTGTACTTTTGATTTATCTACATTACCTTTGTATTTTTCTTCAAGCTGTTTCACATATTTGTTTGAATCAAACATACCCATGAATACATCAGCATTGAATCCTAAATGTGATAGTGCTTTTGTTAGTGCATCAGTCAATGCTTTCTTTGGTGCATCATCATCTACCCTACCTTTACCATCTACTAATAAGTTACAACCTCTCACTGGTCCGTATGCATGATCTGGTTTACCAACCCATATAACTACATCAGCAAATTGAAATGCTTTGTTGTCATGTG